ACAAAGTTGCAATCGAATCTGGTCTACGCACCGAAATCGCCGAGAATTTCATTAGCGCATTGAAAAATGTGTTCACTGAAAGCTACATCGAAGTTCCACAGGGCAAGGAAAATCTTGTTGATACACTCAATAAGAATGTTTCTTCTCTTGAAGAACAGCTGATGAAGGCAACGGAATCAAACATGAAACTCAATGAATCTGTTAACGCCCTCAAGCGTAATCAGATTATCGCTGAGGCTTCAGTCGGTCTTGCTTCAACAGAAGCAGTCAAGCTCACCACTCTTACAGAAAGCATCGACTTTGAAGATGCTGAATCTTTTACAAAAAAGGTTCAGTCCGTCAAAGAATCATACTTCCGTAAGAATGTTAAGAAGTCCAAAGAAAATGAAGTAGAAACAGCCGTTCTCAATGAATCGGATCAAGAAATTGATCTGAGCCCAGTGATGGCAGCTTACTCTTCAGCAATTACCCGCACACTCAAGTCATAAACAATTTAACTCCCAATAAGGAATTAACTAACATGTTCAACTCAGAAAAACTCCAGGAAAAGTGGAATCCTATTATCAACCATAAGGATCTCCCATCAATCAAAGATAACTACCGCCGTTCAGTCACAGCGTGCATTCTTGAAAATCAAGAAAAAGCACTTCGTGAAGAACGCGCTCAGTCGTCTTTCCAAGGTCTCAATGAGACCGCTGCTAATGCTACCACAGCTGGCACAGGCAACATCGCTAACTGGGATCCAATCCTCATTAGCCTTGTTCGTCGTTCAATGCCAAATCTGATCGCCTACGACATTGCTGGCGTTCAACCAATGAGCGGACCAACCGGTCTGATCTTCGCTATGAAGAGCAAATACACCTCACAAGGTGGAACTGAAGCTCTCTTCAATGAAGCCGATTCAGCATTTGCTGGTACCGGTTCACAAGGTTCCGACTCTTCATCGCTTCCATCGGCTCTCGGTGGTACCGGTGCTGATAGCAATACCGACAAGGTTTCCGACGACTTTCATGTTGGTACCGGTATGGCCACCAGCTACGCTGAAGGTCTCGGTTCAGGTTCTTCCGGTGCAGGCGCTTTCGGCGAAATGGCTTTCTCAATCGAGAAACAAACCGTTACCGCTAAGACCCGCGCTCTGAAGGCTGAATACACAATGGAACTTGCTCAAGACCTCAAGGCTGTTCACGGTCTTGATGCAGAATCTGAGCTCGCTAACATCCTCTCTGCTGAAATCCTCGCCGAAATCAATCGCGAAGTTATCCGCACGATCAATGTTAAAGCCAAGCTCGGTGCACAAACTGCAAACGTAGCTACCAAAGGTAACTTCAACCTTCTCACCGACGCCGATGGTCGTTGGAACGTTGAACGCTTCAAGGGTCTCCTTGTTCAAATCGAACGCGAAGCAAATCAAATCGCCAAAGACACCCGTCGTGGCAAGGGTAACTTCATCCTTTGCTCTTCCGATGTAGCTACCGCTCTTGCAGCAGCAGGCGTTCTTGACTACGCTCCAGCCCTCAGCACAAGCCTCGAAGTTGACGATACCGGCAATACCTTTGCTGGCGTTCTCAACGGTCGTACCAAGGTCTACATTGATCCATATGCTACTGTTGACTACGTCACCAGCGGTTACCGTGGTACCAATCCGTATGACGCAGGTATGTTCTACGCTCCATACGTTCCACTCACCATGGTACGTGCAGTCGGTCAATCTGACTTCCAACCACGTATCGGCTTTAAAACCCGTTACGGCATGGTCGCAAATCCATTCGCTGAAACTAATGTCTCCGACATCAGCAACGGCACCGGAACCAATCGCGCCAACAGATACTTCCGTATCTTCGGTGTCTCTGGTCTCCTTGACAATGGCTAATCAGTCTCGGTATCTTGATTGATACCGGTTTTTAAAGAGGGGAGCCCTTTCGGACTCCCCTCTTTAGTTTATAAATACTTGTATGAATAACCTTACTCAGAACAAGAATTACCTTTCACCAACAGGCTTTAAGGTTAGCATCAATGCAAAAGAATTTGCAAACCTTGAGTATTTTTGCACGATGACCTCCATTCCGGCACTCAGCCTTGGAGAAGTGTCAACCCCATTCCGCAATACTCAAACTTATACACCGGGCGACCGTTTGGACTACGCAGCATTTGACATGCGTTTCATGGTATCGGAAAACATGGAAAACTATTCGGAACTCTATAACTGGATCCGTAACAATGCCCAAGAGAGCAAGTGGAAGTGTTCGGATATGATTCTCCATATTCTTACATCAAGCAATAACCCAAACAAGCAGATTCGGTATGTTGATGCGTTTCCTACTAACATTGGTGCCATTGAATTCCATACACAGAATACCGATGTGGAATATGTGAGTGTTGATGCTACCTTTAGATATAACTACTTTGAATTTATCTGATCTAGGATAGGATAAATAATACTATATTATGATTACACTTGATGACTTATTGGCAATGTGGAAGAAGGATGCTGAAATTGATGAGATGAATTTGGATGAGGCTTCGCAGAAGACCGCTAAGGTCCACGCAAAGTACCTTGAACTTATCTCCATCACAAAGCTCCAACTCAAGAAAAAAGAGCTTGACCAGAAAATCTTATTGAAGGACAAATGGCTCTACTTCAATGGCAAGATGACGCAAGAAGAAATGACTGCGCGCGGTTGGCCATACGATCCATTTAACGGGCTTAAAATCATGAAGTCGGACCTCGAGTATTACTTCAACGCCGACACCGAGCTTCAGAAGTCGGAAGAAAAAATCATTTATCTTAAGACTCTAGTGGAAACCCTTGAAGAAATCATGGGTACCATCCGGTGGCGCCATACGCATATTAAGAACATGATTGATTGGCGGCGCTTCACATCCGGAGGTTAATATGTCCGACATTCTTAAAATCCGTAAGAAGAATGAGGTGTTCATTCACATTGAGTGTGAACCATCCATCGCAAATGAGCTATCAGACTTTTTTACGTTCTTTGTTCCTGGCTATAAGTTTATGCCAGCCTATAAGAATAAGTTCTGGGACGGAAAGATTCGCCTCTTTGATTCTCGGCTAAAGACCATCTACGGTGGGCTGCTGCCTTACATTAAAGAGTTTGCGGAGACCCGTAAATGCGAGATTGAATATGTCGATGATCCTTACTACGGGCTACCGCATACGCAGGAACTCATTGATCCGAATGAGCTTGCCGAATTCATTGCAAGCCTAAATCTTTATGCTCACGGTAAGTCTATCGAACCTCGGGAGTACCAGGTCGAAGCAGTAATGCACGCACTTTGCCACTGGAAGAGTTTATTGCTGAGCCCCACGGCTTCGGGTAAGTCTCTCATCATTTACATTTTGATCCGTTGGTATCTTGCTCGTTACAATAAGAAAGTATTGCTGATTGTACCGACAACTTCTCTGGTGGAACAGATGTACAAAGACTTTGGCGACTATGCTACATTGGAAGAATCATGGAACGTTGAAGCCACCTGCCATAGAATCTATTCGGGTAAGGAGAAAATCAACATTCAGCAACGCGTGGTGATCACTACATGGCAGTCCATCTATAAGATGCAAGCCACGTGGTTTGAACCGTATGGTATGGTCATTGGCGACGAGGCTCATAATTTTAAAGCCAAATCACTGGCTTCGATCATGGAGAAACTAAGAGATGCTAAATTTCGTATTGGTACTACTGGCACACTGGATGGAACTCAGACACATAAACTTGTTCTTGAAGGTCTCTTTGGTCCCGTCTATCAGGTCACTACAACAAAGACTCTCATCGAGCAGAACGCTCTTTCGGATCTCGACATTTCCGTCCTTTTAATGAAATACAGTGATGAGTTATGCCAAGCCGCAAAGCACTTCGACTATCAAGCAGAGATTGATTTTATTGTTGCTCACGAGGCTCGGAATAAATTCATCCGCAACCTCGCTCTGGCACAAGAAGGCAACACACTCATTCTTTACAATTATGTTGAGAAACATGGAAAGCCACTCTATGCCAGCATCAATGATAAGCTGAATGAACTGCCACGCCGCACTCGTAAGCTATTCTTTGTTTCGGGTGGAGTGGA